ATGGACGCAATCGACCGCATACTAACTGAAATCAACGAAAACCAAGCCCAAAACGCCCAACTAATCACCCAACAAATCGAAGACCAAACCCAAGAAACCACCGACATAATCAACGCCTTAACCCAAATCCTAAACCAATTAATCACCATGCAAGCCGATGACGAAACCAAAACCCACCAACTCAACGAACACATATACACCATCACCCATGCACTATATGAAATAACCACCCAAAACCAAGCCACAAACGATTATATAAACATAATGACCTACGGCATAAACGAACAACACGAACACCTAACCTACCAACTAAACACCCTTACGGGAATACTCGGCATCGCAATAATCCTATGGCTCGTTATAAGCATCTGGAAAGGCTTCAAAGATTACATCATTTCTTGGATATAACCCACTCACGGTTAATAGCCAAAAAGGCATTAACATAAAAATCCTAATGAAAGGAGACTGACAAAATGAGTGACCCTGTAACCAACGGCGTATTAGGCGGACTTGACCTCGTACCCGCACTGCAAGGCTTCATCACCGACGCAACAGGCATGATTACCGACCTGTTGCCCGTAGGCGTGGCGTTAATCCTCGTCATGGCTGCTCCCCGCATCGTGCGAAGAATCATCGGCGCATTTGTGTAAAACCAACCCCCCAGCGGATTATCATTGAAGCAGAAAAACACGTACTCCTATTGCCGTCCCCCTGGGAATGCACCTTGAGTACATGTAAGCCGCTTGAAAATAACCCGCTCAAAACCCCCTAAGGAAAGGAGGCGAAAACATGAACCGCAAAACCATCAAAGCCATAATCGCGGTCACCGTAATCGCCTCCTTGCTTTTCCTAAAAATCCCCACCCCTGTACAAGCCCAAGAAACATACATACCCATCGAACCCGCCAGCGCAGGACAATTAATAGATGATGTAGCACAAACCCTATTCGCCGGAATCATGACAGCCGGAGGCATACATTTTGACCACGTAGACGATATGCTAAACACTATGGGACAAATCCTGGATGGCCCATTCCAAGCCAGCCATTTCCTAGATATAGCAAGACACCAAGTAAACTTTGCAAGAGGTTACGCCAGATTAGGCATGGACACCGTCCAAGGATTATGGAACGCCGGGCGTGATTTCTTTGCCAGCCGAGGCGTAGACGAAACCACCCCAACAGGCCCGGTACACATCCCGGAACAACAAGTATTTGTACACGGATTATATCGAGGCGTTCCTGTGTTAAATGATGCAATATTAACTAAAAGCGCGTCAGAGCGAAGAAATATATTAAGTAATTTAAGTATAAATGCAACAATATTTGAAAATTCACAAACACATGTAGAAACAGGACAAATAAGACATTATGCACCAATGCAACGATTAGAAGCATTTTTCTATGTAAATAATCAACGATGGCAACACCACGTAAGAAATCATTTAACAGGTGGACAGATTGTAGCAAATATAATAGACCATGGATTATTTATTATACAAAGAACCGAATTTACAGGAACGTTAATGCGCGGTGTTTCTTATCACCATGGATGGGCAACAAGTTTAACGCCAAGCACTTGGATATCGCCAACAATAAGGGACATAGTATTTTTCTCTCCACAGGCACAACCACCCCCAGCCCCCGCCATAAACATAACCACCCACAACCACAACATAATAAACAACATCACGAACACAACCAACCATATAAACAACATATCGGGAGCCCCGGAAAACAACAATGAAATATTAATCCGCATAGACATGAATGTCCAAGAATTAATAAATCGAACCCCGGAACAAATAATCATTCACCACGATGACCAAGACCCCGAACCAACCCCCAGCCCATCCCCCAGCCCACCCCCAGGAAATGGAAACGACGGAGACAACGACAATGGATGGACTTGGCCAGGGCTTCCAGACTGGTTACCCAGCCTACCCGATTGGCTACCCGGATTACCCAGCTTCCCCAGCCTCCCCAGCTTACCCAGCATACCCGGATTAAACGGACTACTGGAAATGGTACGAGATGGAATCGTTGGTGCAATAGGTGCATTATCCAACGTAATCAGCGGACTACTCGACAATATATTTGGCGTATTAAACAACATACTAAGCACCCTGGGAGGCATAGCAACCACCATAATTGACGCATTACGCGACCTGTTCCTGTTCCTATTCGTCCCCGGAGAAGATTTCTTCCAAAGCAATTTCGACACCCTATCCGACCGCCTACGGGAACGCCTCCCATACCAAACATACCTCGACACCTTCGGGCAATTACGGAACATACAAATCGCCCTAAGCGAACCCATAACCCCGGCAGAAATGAACTACGCCAGCATAACCCCCCTAGCAACCCCGGACGCAACCAACTGGGACTTAAACAACCACCAGCAATATATATCCACCATAACAACCATAATACGCCCCTTCTTAACATCAGCCCGAACCGTAGTCGGAGGACTATATGTAATCCTATTCTCATTATGGAATGTAAAACAAATGTTATGGCTATTAAGAGGCTCAACCCCCAGCGGAGGGACAACAGTTTCCGTTGTAAACGATTCGTAAGGGAGGTAATTTATGATACTTGAGTTTCTATTATTTCCCATATTTCTAGTAATTGGAGGAATAATAAACTTTATACCCACCTTTGACACAGGAGCAGGTGCGGGCGTAGGCATAAGCGCATTAATTGAAATCATTGGCGTGGTCTTCTATGTATTCCCAGCCTCACTATTCTTTTACATCATAGGAACAGCAATGATGTGGCAAGGGGTTCACATGGGAATGTCAATATTCGATTGGGTATACAGAAAGATACCGTTTATATAAATCCCAGGCATTAATTAACCCCCAAAAGGAGAACAAAAAATGAAAATCCCAAACATATTCAAAATGAAACCCCTATGCGACATAGACGCAATACCCGAACCACCCAACCCCCACTACGTAAAACCCCAACCCTGGGCAGAAAGAAACATCCTGTTTGAATTACCCATCATCAGACTACTATCACACATAATCCGCCTGCTCGGCTGGGTAATCCTGGACATATACCGCGCCATGAAAAACAAAGAAAAAAAAGCCCACCTATACGGCATATGGTGCTTTGTCGGCCTCCCCGGTGCAGGAAAAACAATGTCCCTCGTCCACTACCTCGACCAGCAACGCCGGAAATACGGTGACAAAATCCTCATCATAACCAACTTCTACTACGCCGGGCAGGATGCCCACTTAAACGACTGGCACATGATACTCGACGAATACGAAAAACCCGTAATCTTCGCCTGGGACGAACTACAAAACGAGTTCAACTCCCGTGAGTACAAAGGCTTCCCAATGCCCTTAGTCCATGAACTAACCCAAAACCGTAAGGGCAATGGAAAGCAGATTGTATACACTACCCAAACATTTACCGCCGTGGACAAAAACTTCCGAAGCCTAACCAGCATCGTCGTAGACTGCCGAACCTATTTAAAACGCCTAACCACTGCAAAGCACTACAAACGCGAGTTCTACGAAGCCCGCACCGAAGCCAAGCAAATCGAACGAAAAGTCCGCATACGCGCCAAACGCAAAGAAAGATTCATCCAAACCGATTATCTCAGAAGCCGATACGATTCCTTCCAACGCCTGGACTACCTCAAAACCTTAGATTATGAAGGACTTCAAACCCCGCCCCTGACCCTAAACAAAAACACCTAACCCCGCCTATAAAGGCCGTGACGGTTATCCCCGCACGGAAAAATATAAAAGGAGTGTTAAAAATGACACTATTTCCAGAAAGAGACCTCGTACTGGTTAAGTACAACCACGGCGTAAAAGCCGAAACCCAAAGGCCCTGGGCAATCGTAACACTGCATGACCCCGAAACCTTTGAGCAATTGGAAGTATCACTGCACCGAGACCAAATCCCTAGGGTGACGGAACTTCAAGCCAAACAGCGTTATCGTGTGGTCATTGACATCAATGCTGGACAAAAAGGAAATTGGACATCTGCCACCCTGATGCCCCCCGAGAACGTAAAAAAACCCGCTTAACAAGCGGGTTTACGCTTCCCCGATGAATAAAAACACCGAAGGAATAACCGCTATCCGTATAATACACGTTACGAACCCTGCGGGTAGATTCCGATTCCCCCCATCCCGCGAAGCGGAACACAGGAAAAAAGAACCCGAAGACCAACCCCGGTGCGAAGACCTGCGAGTGAGTTCGTCATCCCACAAGGGGCATCACTCCCTTGCACCCACTAAAGCATCACAAGGGAAACCAGGTGTCAAGGGGTGCGTAGCACGGAGCGAAGCGGAGCTTGCCCCTTGACACCTGGTTTCCTGTTGATACCTTCACGGGTGCGGGGAGTGGAAACCCCGAAAACATCCGTCAACCCTCGAAAAGGTAAGATACAAACCCCAGCACATGCGGTGGGGGGTGGCCGTGGCCGCGGCGGGGGAGCTTGCGACCCCCGCGCCACGCCACCCCCAGGCACTGAAAAACATTACCTCCCAGGGTATGGAAGGTTGGGAAAGTCCTAGTATTACCTTTCCCAACCTCTGACACAAGACACAAACACCAACAAAGCCAGCAATAATCGCATTAAAAATGTGTCATCACCAATGACACAACCTTTGACACAAAAATAAAGGGGGAGAAAATGAAAACCGACACATACGCACGAAAATGGCAAATCACCATTAACAATCCCGTCGAAAAAGGGTTTACCCACGAACATATCCAAGACATTATGACTAGCTTCAAAAAATTAGTGTACTGGTGTATGGCTGATGAAATCGGGGAATGTGGAACATACCACACGCACATATACATGGTTTGTTCAACAACAGTCAGATTCAGTGCAGTAAAAAAACGCTTTGACGGTGGACATTTTGAAATGTGCAAAGGCACAAGCGCAGAAAACCGAGACTACATTTTCAAACAGGGTAAACATGAAAAAGGCAAAAAAGCTGAAACCCATCTACCCGAAACCCGCGAAGAGTACGGAGACATCCCCCTTGAACGACCGGGGCAACGCAACGACCTGGAAGACCTCCTGGACATGGTAAAAACAGGTATGACAGACGCAGAAATAATAAACATCAACCCCCAGTATTTTTTCAACATCAGCAAAATTGACGCAGTCCGGCAACGCCTCCGCGAACACGAACACAAGGAAAAATGGCGGGACGTAGAAGTTATATACGTCTTCGGAGACACAGGAACAGGTAAAACCCGCGATATATACGAAGAACACGGTTACACCAATGTATACGCCGTAACCGACTACGACAACCCCTTCGACGGCTACGCCGGGCAAGATGTAATCCTCTTTGAGGAGTTCGCCAGCAGTCTACGCATAAACGCAATGCTAACACACATAGATGGCCACCCCCACAAACTTCCATGCCGATACAACAACAAACAAGCCTGTTACACAAAAGTATACTTCGCCACCAACATAAAACTCGAAGACCAATACAAAAACGTCCAAAAAGAAGCACCAAAAACATGGCGTGCATTCATCCGCAGGATTAACAAAGTCAAGGAGTACAGCAGTAAGACCATGACTATCAAGGAACGCACCACCGCAGAGGAATTATTCTGGGAAGATGAGAACATTTGGTGGGCCGATAAGATGAAACAGGAAGAAATACAAGATTAGTCAAATGTTAGTCAAAACATGCGAAAAGGCTTCCCGATAACCCTGGGAAGCCTTTATTTTACTGACTGAATCATCTGGGACTCGAACCCAGGACCCTTAG